CCGGTATATTCTACGCAAGCCAAAGCGGCCGCGTAGAAAATCAGGCTTTCGAGTTCGAAAGTAAAGCCATTTCCCATTGATGAGAATTTGGCGAACTCTCGAATTTCAGTAGAACCCGACATACGAAACTTAGGTGTTCTCGTAGCGTCGAACAATCTGAACCACAACGCCGGAAGAAGTTCTTTAACTACACTGTATGAAATACAATCAGATGCAGAAGAGAAATCGACCGTAGCCAATGTGGAATCCCGAGAGCCTATTCTTGCAAGGGCTTCGTTTTTGCTCGAGCTGGAGAGGTTCAACCCGTTCTTTCGAAGTCTACCGCGGACCATGCGACCTAAAGCCTTCTGAAACCAGATATTTATACCCGGTTCCACGGCGATGGTGCGATGTGTTCGCGCATTCTTCGGTACAGTTATAACTTTACTATAACCCCATAGCTCAAGACTGCGCATCTTGCTTTCCTCGAACCAATGAGGATATGCAAGCGGTAGAGAAGAAGCGACGAGGTCGTACAGGGGCTTTGTTATGTGACGTTCCTTACGGAACTTCGTTGTAGCACTGGTATCGTTCCCTGTAACACAGGTAGACGATCCAGGGCCAAACGCACCCATATCGAAGAAACTTCTGACGATGCTAAGGTCGACGCTTCCGTCTTCCAAGTAGCCCGGCGTAAGAATTTGTGCTATTTTTCGTGTAGTTGCAGAAAGCAGCCACACGTTAGACCCGTGGAAATTCGGGTCTAAAGACAGATTCTTGAACCGTTTGTTCGTCTCCTTACACTGCTCTTCCGCGACCCAAAATGTATCTTGGGCTTCACGATCAAGGTCTAATCCTGTTTTCAGGTCGGAACACTTTCGTAAAAGGGAGGTAGCAAGAAAGTCATCACCAAATTTAGCCGCATCATTGTAATGATGCGGATCTATTGATCGGCGTACCAAGTCTAGATGTTCGCCTGCCTCAAATTGAGACAGACAGGACAACGCAACAGGCGTGTCGATCGCGGTGAAGAAGTTTCTAATAATCCGATTAAAATCGGATGAGGGAATCTTCTGACTAAGGAGGACAACAGCAGAGTCCTTGCGGGCTCTAGCTGAAGGCGCAGATGTAGTACTCATAATGCGTCCTTTCTCGTTTACGGTAGAGACTAGTAGATCGTCTCTTGAGTTTCAACTACCGATGCGATAGCCGTGCTGCCAACAAGCTCATAAAGCAGAGCTTTTAGATCTTCTCGTTGGCGCAACGTACTACGTTCCGGGCAGAAGAACTCGACCGTCGCTGTCATGTCATAGGCCTTCGTCGGAGCGGGAGCAATCCCGTTGACGGTAGTGCCGTTGACAACTTCTAAGACAGGACAGACCAACCGGATTCGAGTCTTATACAACCGCGAGGTTTTAGACGGCTGGGAAGCCGTAATTGAGATTGTCTGGTAGCCAATAGACAATCCCCCAGAGCGGTTTGCATAAGTTGCCTGATTACCAATTACGGTATTAGGCTGGAAGGCATGAATAACTCGGCCTGCAGCTTCAGAGTCATGAAGCGTAATAGCAGCAATAGCTGGCATGGTTGTGGTTCCTTTCTAACGAGGCTAACAACTAAAGAGAAAATCCCCTTAGCCTAGCGCCGGAAAACCATTTGACGCAGTAAAGCAATAGCTTCAGCTGCATGTAGAAACGACAATGGTGATTTGAACTGTGGCAAAGGGACAAACGGTGCAGTATTTAGCACCACTCGCTCCTTAGTCTCAACTCGCCCCACCCCACTAGCAGACAGAAACGTCCGCTGGTTTGTCGCCGCATTATAAGGGTAGTCTCCCACATAACTATAGTGGGTCGTCTCCGTTATCGTGGTGGTCATAGTACCTGATCGGTACTGAAGACCAGCCTCATTAGACAAGTTAGCTAACCAATTACCAATTGGCAGAAACCAGTCTATAACGAATGACCATGGGAGTATCTCCCATGCTACCTCCAAGGGGTTAAGAAGACCAAACCCTTGGATCTGAGTCGCAGCATCATTAGCGATTGCATAGCGCAGTACGATCGACACCTTGACAGAAATTTCTTTGTCTCGGATCAATCTGTAGGTCGGGTATCCACCCGACCAGAAAACCTGCGTGTCTGAAACCGTTTCATTTGCAACATGAGCAGAACGCACTTCAATGGTAGACCTGGCGGTTTCACTTGCCATATGTTTCGCCAAAGATTGCGCTGCATCATGCACATCAGCTAACAATGGCCTCACGCCAAAAACAAAGGCGTGGAAGTC